CGCCAGCCCTGCACCTCGTCGGGGTGGTAGAGCACGATCTGTGTCGGGTTGCCGAGCCGGTCGCGGTCCGCGGTCTTCCCGTAGGTGTTGCCGCGCAGCAAGATCGACATCATGTACTGATACGTCCAGTCGCCCAGGCCGTAGCCCTCGCCGGACGGATCGATCAGAACCTGGGGCAGCGGCACCTCGCGGCGAGCCGCGCCTGTCCCCTCGTACACGTCGACGGGCAGCGTCGACACCAGCGAGGACACCAGGTCGGTGGCCGCCCACACAGCGACCTTCTGCAGGCTGGACTCGGTCCGCGTCAGGTTGATGCTCGCGAACGTCGAGCCGGTCGACGCCGGCCGCGGGATGGGCTGCTCGACGAACGGGCCCCGCTTCTCACGCTGGGTGAAGAACAGGCTCACCGTGTCCTCCAGTCCGCGAGCAGGCAGAACACGCCCGCGAGGGCGAGGCCGGCGGGCGCGTACACCTGCCAGGCCGCAGCCGAGATCAGCACCGCACCGGCCACGCCGGGCAGTCTCGCGGCCGCCCAGCCGCACGCCGCAGCCAGGGCGCCCAAAGCTTTCGCCCTGGTCATACGGGCCCCTCTCAGAAAATGTTGTCCATTGGGTCGATGGCTTCCTCGACGTCCGCGCCGAGCCCCCACTTGGCGAGCGTCGCCGCCACCAGCGGACTGATGTCCACGCTCACGATCCGCCGCGCCCACGCCCACGAGTCCCCGAGCGGACGCTTCTGCGCACCGGCCAGGGCCGACGCGAGGGGCGCCTCGTCGAAGTGCGTCAGGGACTGCTCGGTGACCGCGTCGTAGAACTGGCCACAGGCCGCCGCCATGTCCCGCGCCTTGGGCTGCACGACCGTGATGCCGAGCCCGTATTCCTCGTCCTCCAGATCGCCGATCAGGGACCCGGCGGGACTGGCCGGGTCGACCACCCAACAGCGCGGATCCCACTTGGCATGCAGTTCCTTGGCCCGCTCCACAATCCAGCCCGTACCGGGCCGGTGGTCCACGACGGTGACGTGCACACCGCCCCGCCACCGGAACGCCGCACAGATCGCCGCGTGCGAGCGCTCGGGCGTCATGTCGATGGCGAACGCCACCGGCGCCGAACGTTCGGCGTCAGCGACCGCCAGGGCCCGCCACGCCTCCTCGCCGATGACCTGCCAGGTGTCGGCCTCGTCGGACGGGTAGTCGCCAACGCCGAGACGCTCACGGGCGTACCCGTCTTTGGACAGCGTGGCCCGCTCACGGGCGACCTTCTCCAGCGTCAGCCGGTAGCCGATCGCCGGGTTCGACTTCAGTACCGCCTCGTCGGAGGCTGCGTCGTCGTGCGCCGTGCAGTCCGCCGGGCACTCGTCGGCGTGCGGATCGACCGACCACTCGAAGTACGACAGGGACGGATCCGGTGTGCCGGCCTCCAGCGCGGCCAGCGCCCGGCGCCGCAGACGGCCCAGCTGCACCGACGGGGCGCCGATACCGGCGCTGCCCAGGTACCAGATCTGGGGATCCGGCACGGCCGCCATGGTGGGCAGCAGGGCATCCATCTCGTTGTCGCCCAGGATCATGTCCTCATCCATCACGTTGCAGTGCCCGGTAAAGCCACGCCCGGACCCCTTGCTCCTGGCGATGAACCGCAGCAGCTGCCCCGTGTGCAGCTCGATGCCTTCCTCCCCGACTGTCTGCCGGTAAGTCTTCACGCGTTTGTGCAGGTCAGGGGTACTACGAATCAGGCGCTCAATGCGCTTGAACGCGTTCTTCGCCGTCTTGAACTCGTGCGCGCTGTGGAGGATCAGCTGCTCGCCGCCGATGAACAGACCCCACAGCTCGCGGGCCTCGATCACGCCGCCCTTGCCGTTCTGGCGGGGAACGTTGACTCCGACCTCGAACGACGCCCAACTCCCGTCCGGCTTCTCACCCATGCCGACGCGGAGGATGTGCTGCTGCCATGGATCCAGCGGCAGGCCCGCCCTGGCGGCCAGGTCGATTGCCTCCTGGCCCGCGCTGGACACGGACGGCGGCGCCACCTGAATCGGCGGCACCTGCCAGCCGTAGATCGGGCCGTCATCACTCACCAGCGGCCTGCTCGCGTGCTTCGGCTCGGCGCTTCGCTCGCTGCTGAGCAATGTCATCGACGGCGTCCCCCTTCGATTCCACAGGCGCGAGGCGGCGCAGGTCGGCGACGATGGCCCGGAGCTTGTCAGCGGCGACGGCCTTGGAAGCTGCGACGTCGGTTGCGTCGATGGCCCGCGCGAGATCGAGGGCGACAGCCGCCATGCCGGGCGACGTCTTGTCCGCGTGAAGATCTTCGAGCTCCTCGGCGATCTTGTCGGCAACGCTCATGATCACCCCCGGTAGTGACGGAGCGTCACATCACGCTGAGTGACGCCCGCTAAATCGCTAGCGCTCGCTCCAGCGGATTAGGGCCGTTCAGATCGGCCGCGCAAAAAATCGGGCGAGAAGGGCGTTTGGGTCGCCCGGGAAGGCCACCAAAAAGGGGCCGGGTCGTGATCACCAGTCGAGCGGTGACTGCCTCGCGACCACGTGAGCGGCGGCCGGCCGGGCGTTGTACCAGCGGCTCGCTACTCTGCGCATCTCCGGGTCGCGCATGGCCTCGATGCGCTGCATGACGACCTGCCTGCCGGGGTCGACGGTGACCATGCGTGCGTCGAGCCGCTTGTACTTGGCCCGTGCCTTGGCACTGGGCATGGTGTGGATCAAGTACACGTCGACCTTGTCCCGCAGGGCGAACGCCTCGTCCATGGCCGCGTAGCGGGCACGGTGGGCGACGCGTAGCTGCAGTGGGTCTTGGTTCCAGCTCGGGGCGCCGGGGCCGGCGAGTGCTTGGGTGATGCGGTCAAGGTCAATGACGATGTCGCATGCCTTGGCGTGCGCCTCGATCCAGCTGGACTTACCTGCGGCCGGCGGCCCGGTGACCACGATCAGCACGCTGTGTCACCCCTGGCGCTCGCTCGCAAGCCACATGGCTGGTTGAAGTGAGAGCCTGCCGTCAGGGTGCCGGTCCCACCAGTAGTGCTTACCGAACAGCATGAACGTCCGGAGCGACTCGTATCGCATCGTCACCACCTCCGCGAGGCTCGCTGCTGCACCCTGGGCGCCGTCCGGTTCCCTCGGCTGCTGTTGCATGCGCGGTGCGCGCTGCGGGCGTTGGCGGGGTCGAGGAGGCTGCCGCCCTTCGAGAGCGGCACCTCGTGGTCGAGGGTGAAGGCGAGCGGGTGGGTGCGGCCGTCGACGTTGGCGGGGATGTTGTGGCCGCAGATCCAGCACGGATGCCTGGCCGCCTTCACGGCGGCGACGAGGCGGCGGTAGGGGCGCCCGTTGCGGACATTGCCAGCCACGGGCGCCACCTCCTGTCAGTCCTCGTCGAGGACCTTGGCGCGCGCGGCGTCGGCCTTGCGGTTGAGCGCGGTCGTCATCCTGAACACGGTGAAGGTGAGCAGCAGGAAGGTGACGACGAGCAGCACCTGAGTGATCACCGAGACGATGGCGATGTTCCTTGTAGCGCTCGCGATGATCAACGCGATCACGATGCCTGCGGCCCAGCCGAGCCAGAGCTTGACCTTCTCGGCTCTGACGGCCGTCTGTACCTCGTTGTAGCTGGCCATGGTTCCCCCAAGGGCGTGGTGATGCTGAGGGAGCATCATGCGCCGCCTGGAGACTGCGTGATGGGGGTGTGGCCGTCTCGTGACACGGAGAAGCCCCCGCCGGGGGGACCGTTGCGGGGGCTTCGTCGTGCGTCTGTGTCGGCAGCGCTTGGGCATGCCTGTTGTGCCTTGAGTGTTACAGCAGGTCAGGTGAGTGGTCAAGCTGCCTTGGCCGGTGCGGGGGCTTGCAGCTCGCAGAGGTCGACGAGGGCGCGTCCGGTGCGGTCGTGGCCGTGGCGGGTGAGCGTGCCGCGGTGGAGTCGTACGCGGAGGGCGCCGGGCTTGATGCCGGTTGCTGCGGCGGCGGCGTAGATGTCGACGATGACGGGTTGCTGCATGTCCCCATGATGCCCGGCTATGGCCGCCACTCCTCGCGGTAGCCGGGCCGGTCCGCGTAGGGCAGCGCGAGCAGCTTGACGGCGCCATGCAGGGCGAGCAGGGCGCCAGCGGATGCGAGGTCCTCCGGGTGAGCGCGGCGGTTTTCCATCGCGCGTTCGTGCCGCTCGACGAGTTGCCGCTTGGCGTCGATCTCGCGCAGCACCCGCGCCGGATCGTGGGCGGCGATGTGGTCGGCGTCTGCTGTCGTCAGGGCATCGGTCATCCAACTGTCCTCGACGCCGTAGTAGACGCCGCGCCGGCCGTCCGTCGACCAGTTGGGGACGTGTGCCGCCCGCGCGATCCGTTCGTCCTCGTCGAGCCGGGCGCCGAGCCACTGTGCGATGTCGTCGGTCATGGGGTCCATCCTCTCGCTACGGCTGCGGGTGGCCGCAGTCCTTCACCCACCAGCCGCACACGGCGCAGTAGTCGTAGGCGGCGCGTAGGGCTGTCAACAGGCTGTGGATCATTGGTCGTTCGCGTCCTTCGTGATGTGGAGGTGGGTGTGGCCGGGTCGCTTGGCCAGAGCGAAGCTGTAGATCAACATCCCCTTCTGGCTTTCAGAAGGGGTCACGCTGAGAAGCTCTTGACCAGCACATTCATCGCAGGAGGGGGTCCGCTCCTCCGGTGGGGGAGTGGCGGACGAATCGGACATGCGGCGTCGTGCGGCCCGCCACACGGCGGCCATGCCGACGACCCACACGGTGATGACTCCGGCCGTGGACGAGCGGGCGAATACGACGGCGAGGGCCAGGCCGACCAGGGCCACGAGGACGCATCCGCCGGCCGCCCGGCTTGGCTCCCGCTCGTCCTCGGGCTCCGCCATCACAGGGCCCCGTACACGCGGTCGCCGAGCCCGTTGGCGGCCATTGCGAGGGGCACCGCGGCGAACCCGGCCACGCCCGCCGACGTGCCGAGGGTGATGCCGCACCAGGCGCCGCGCTTGATCTCGGAACTCCACTGCGACCGCTTCGCGGCGGCGATCATGGCCACGGTCAGGATCAGGACGACCGCGACGCCAGGACCAGAGAGCGGTACGAACGTGCGGCGCGCGGCGAGCTGGCCGACGCTGCCGCCGACTCCCCAGACGAGGGCGGCGTCCCCCAGCCAGTCGGAGAGCCCCAGGACGGCGCTGGACGCCGTGCCGACGAGTCCGCCGACGCCCAGGGTGGTGAGGCAGCCGTAGGCCCATGACAGGAGGAACGGAGCGAGGCTGGCCGCGTGCTTGAGGGGGTCTTTCATGAGGGCCTTGCGGCCGGGCCACCAGGTGATGACCTGGTGGACCAGGATGCAGATGCCGACGGTGACGCCACCGTAGGTCACGTAGTTCATGCGGGGGCCTATCGGAGGATTGCGACGCCGAGCGCCGCGAGGGTGAGGACCAGGGCGCACGTGCCAGTGATCGGCGGCACGGTGCGGACGTCGACCAGGACGAGGCCGAGCAGACCGAGGAGCATGGCGAGCGCGAAGAGCCCGGCGAGGATCACGAGGCGGCGCGCTGCGCGGCCCAGCGGGCGCGGATGCGCTCGGCGTGCCAGTGCAGGAGTTCCTCGGCGACGTCCTCGGCGGGCCGCTTGTGCGAGGCGGCGATGATGCGCAGGTCTTGGCCGAGCGTGAGGCTTGGGGCGAGCGTGAGCCCCTCGGGGCCGGTCCGCAATCCCGGTGGCACATTCGGAGCCGGTTCGTCCTCGGTGGGTGCCTCGTCGGGTGCCTCGTCCGAGGCCGGGTCGGGTTCGGCGGCCGGGGGCCGGTTGAGTAGGTCCCTGCGTACGGTCTCGCGGGAAACGCCCAGCTCATCGGCGATCTGCGCGGCGCTCATGTGGCGGTCGGTGAGGTGTGCGACGACGATGCGCCGGACCTCAAGCGAGAGCACGCTCATCACGCGCCGCCCTGCACGGCGGCCGCCCCGTCGGCGGCGGCTCGAAGGATGAGCGCGTACTCGCCGCGTGTGATGTCGCGTGCGACGAGGGGCATGCGGCGCTGCAGGACGCGTTCGAGCTCGTCTGTCGCCTCGGTGAACCCGTACTCGCGCGTCGCGAAGGTGCAGGCGAGGGCGAGCCGGGTCTGCTCCAGCACGCGGTCCTCGGGCCGGTGACTGGTGAGCTTGTCGGCGATGGCGACGAGCAGCGTCGTGGCGACCGCGTTGAGGGATGCAGCCGACGCGCGGGCGAGCGCCTCGTCCATGTTGGGCGCACTGTTGCGGGTGGGGGCGGTCGAGTGTTCACGCACGGAGGGGCGCGTGGAATGATCGGTCATGCCGACTCCTGGTCTAGTCAGGATGTGCGGTAGAGGGTCGGGCGGTGCGCGCGCCTCGGGTGCTCCAACACCTGAGAGCTGCTGTCCGGCCCTCGTTCTATTCGGTTGTGCTGGCGTCCTTAGTGGGCGCCTTCTTGCGCTGGTCCTTCTTGAGGGCCTGGTCGATAGCGGTCCAGCTTCGGCCAAGGGCGCGAGCGACCTCGGCCTTGGAGCCGAGTTCCCTTACGCCTTCGCGCAGGGCTTCGGCTCGTCGTGTGGCGGAGTCAGAGGCGAGGAGGTTCAGCTGCTCCAACAGCTTGTCCTCGTCGCGGATCCGGTCCCGCCAGGGCTTCGGTTCCATCCCTGCGACCATATCCAACTGGGGGGTTGGATGCAAGGTCTTCATGCAGCGTGCGCAGTCTCGAACTCGGCTTGTGCGGCCCGGAATTCGAGCCATCGGGTCGGCGGCCACTCCGTCGAGCACCAGGCGCACCGCGGCGTTGTCTGCCCCGGCCGGCGCAGCACGACGGCCCCGCACAGGACGCCGTCGACCTTGGTGGGGCAGTAGCCCATGCGCTTCGGGCGGTCGGCCGGGTCGCTCGGGTCGACGATCGATGTGGCCGCGCCGTGGAGCTCGCGGAGCTCCTGGGCGAAGGTGCCGGCCTGTTCCCAGCCGTCGGCGATCCACAGGACGTTGTCGCGCAGGCCGCGGACGGCGCGGGCGAGGCGCTGCTCGTAGGGGCCGCGGCGGCGAGCCTCGGGCCAGCCGAGGGTGTCGTGCATGGCTGAGCGCCAGTCTTCACACCAGGTGACGATGCCGCCCTCGCTGCGCAGGCTGAGCGGGTCCTCGGCGACGGGGAGCGGCGGCGTGGCCTTGCTCGTGGCGACGCGTTCGGCCGAGCCGCGGGCGCCTGGCTGCAGGAAGAGGGCGAGCGCGTTGTACAGGCCGGGGAGCGCGGCGAGGCGCTCGACGGTCAGGTTCGTGCAGCCGGGGCACAGGTAGCCGGTGGTGAGGCCACGCTCGCACAGGTCGCAGATGTGGGTCACGGGCGCTGCTCCTGGGTCTCGTCGAGGGCGGCGAGGGTGTCGCATGGGTAGTCGGTGACGACGCCGAGGCAGCGCCATTCGCCGTCCCATCCGGAGCACCGCATGCAGATGGTGAACGGGCCACGCTGCATGGGCTGGTGTAGGGCACGCACGCGCTTGACGGCGTCCTCGGCCTGCTCGGCGCGAAGGCACTGGGCCATGAGGTCGCGGTGGCACCCGCGGTGTACGAGCGCGTCGGCTGCGGTGGACTCCATGGCGCGCGTCATGGCCTCGGCCCGAGCCTCAGCCTGCTCCAGCAGCGGCGTAAGGATCTGCACATGCCGGAGGTTGCCGCGAGCCACGGCGCGCGAGGTGTCGGCGTCGCGGATCTCGGCCTCGACGTACCGGCGCAGCTGCTGCGCCTCGGCCTGGGTCATGGGCAGGCCGCGCTCGATGCGGGCGAGCAGCACTCGCAGGCTGTTGCGGCGGGCGTGGCGCAGCTGCTCCTCGTCGGTCGGCTTCAGGATCATGCGGCCCTCCGGTGAGTGGTGCACGCGGTGTCGTGCTCGGCGTCGGCCGACGTCCACGCCGTCTCGCAGCAGGCGCCGCCAAGAGCGACGGCGGCCGCGTCCTGGGCGGCGGTGGCTGCGAGGTTGACGATGCGGATACGGGCGGTGGAGTGGCCCCAGATCCAGCCGAGAGAGAGGGCGAGTAGGGCGACGAGTAGGTAGGTCATCGCTGCGCCTCCTTGTGGGCGGTGAGGCGGGTGCGGTGGACGTCGTGGTGCCGGACGCGGGTGCCGGAGTGTGACGTGCACGGCTGGCCGGGCTGGGACTGGCACGTGGGGCACGGTGCGGCGAGCGCGGCCTGCTGCTCCTCGGTCATGGTCTGCTCCGTGTGGTGTTCAGAGGTGGTTGGTGGCGAGGCGGATGGTGCGGATGGGGGCGCCGGTGAGGTGCTGGCCCCAGAGGTCGTCGTGCCAGCTGCTGCGGGGCAGGGGGCGGGTACAGCGGCAGTCGCCGGTCGCGGGGAGGAAGTGGCCGCAGCGGCCGCGGCGGACGGGCATGGTCGGCTCCTCAGCTGGTGTCGGGGCGGACGTGCGGGGCGGTGATGTGCCAGCCCTCGGCGCGGAGTTGGGCGACGGCCAGGCGGCCGAGCTTCTCGGGCGAGGCGGTCGGGTGCTCGGTGCGCACGGCGGCGATGACGGCGGCGACGGCGTCGGGGATCACGCGACGGCCCTCCCTTCGGTGGCGTGGGGGCAGTCGCCGACGCGGACGCGGGCGAGCAGCTGCTCGACCTCGCGGCGGCCGGTGGCGCGCTCGTGGGTGCCGCAGGCGCACAGCCAGTCGGCGACGGGCAGCTGCTCGCGGTCGAGGCCGCGGACGTTGAGGCCGGCGGGGATGCCCTCGAGGAGGGCGGGCTGCTCGCTCATGCGACCTCGCCCCCGCTCTCGACGCCGAGGATGCGCCGCGGGTCGATCGGCTCGGGCCGCTCTCCCGGGGCGAAGGCGATGCATCCACAGCGGTTCTTCTCGTCGCCGAACTGGCACACCCCGCCTGGCGTGTGCCAGTTGTACGGGTGCGTGCAGACCGCGCAGGGCGTAGCCAGAGAGACGGGGCGCTTGCGTTCGGCGTGTGTCTCCTCGGCGGCCAGGGCGGGGAGGCCCTGCTGCTCGCGGAGCAGCTCGGCGAACTGGTCGCCGGACATGGTGACGAACCAGCGGCCGGGGTCGGTTGTGCCGCGCTTCTTGTGCCACACGACGCCGAGCGAGGCGCCGTCGTTGTGGCGCTCGCGCTCGGCCTCGGCGACCCAGCCGGGCAGTTCCTGCCGGGCGCAGTTCTTGACCTCGATGACGACGCCGGGGATTCCGGCGATGTCGCCGCGGTCGTGGGTGCCGTTGAGGGTGCGGCGCTCGACCTGAACGAACCCAGCGGCCCGCAGGAAGCGGACGACCGCGGTCTCAGCGGCGGTGCCTTTGGCCTTGGATCGGCTCACAGCAGGGTCTCCTGTACGGGGTGGGGCCGACAGTGGTGGTCGGCGATGACGGTGTGGGTGCAGCGGCCGGCGGCGATGTGCTCGGTGCTGCGCCAGCGGATGCGGGCGGTGACGAACTCGCGGTCGACGAGGCACCAGGTGATGCGTCCGGCGAGGCGGGCCAGGATCTCGGCGGCCGGGTCGAGCGGCGTCGGGTCGGCGTGCACCTCGACGGCGGCGACGCGGTCGGGGGTGCGGGCGGTGAGGGTGTCGGCGCCACAGCGGGGGCAGGGCCGGAGGCGGGGAAGCTCGGCGGATGCCTGTGCGTGGTCGGCCGCGGTGGGCTTCGGCCGACGGGCGGTCACGGTCGGCCGCCATGACGCTTCGCATGACGCATGACGCTTATGACGCGTACTTCGGGATGACGGCCCGTGGGCGTGCGCGCGCACGCGATAGAGAGGAACAGGGAACGAAGCGTCATAAGCGTCATAAGCGTCATGGCCTGGGGTGATGGCCGCTTCGATGCGTCATGAGAAGCGTCATGATCTTGGAGTGATGCGTCATGGGAGAGCACTGCGTGAACGGCTCCCACGCCACAAGAGCCTCGGAGGGCATGACACATCGCCGGAATCGCATGACACATCGGGCGGCTCATCGGGCACTCCCGGTGCGCTCCTGGAGCCGGATGCCGTCGAAGAACCGGAAGTGCATGTTGCGGTCCGAGCGGAGGTTGTACGGCGGCTTCTTGAGGACCCCGGCGAACTTCTTGGGGGTGACGGGCTCCTCGCCTTCCTGCTCGCACCACGTCTCGTAGGCGTCGCGCAGGACCTTGCTCGGGGTCTGCATGCCGGGCGTGCTGGGGATGCCGACGGTGCACATGTCGGACACGAACCGGCCGACGGTGTCCTGCTCGCCCTGGTAGTCATCGGTCGCGGTCTGTACGGCGGCCGGGGTGGTGAGTCCGTGAGCGGAGTAGTCGGCGGCCCCGCGGATGAGCCAGGCGAGGATGGCCGGGCCCTCCTGGTCGACGAGGTACTCCTCGAGGCTCGTGTCCCGCAGGTGCTCGGGCACGGTGTTGAGGAACGGGACGAGGCGCAGGCGCCGCCAGAACGCGGGACCGCCGGTGCGGACGGCGGGCCGGTGGTTGCCGAGGAGCCACAGGGTGTGGGTCGGGGCGAAGGAGAAGAAGTCCTGCCGCATGAACCGGCCGGTGATGATGTCGCGACCGGTGAGCATCTTGATCCGGGCCTCGGCGAAGCGTTGTCCGTCGTCGAGTTCGGAGGCGACGACGAAGCGGGCGCCGGCCAGCCGGGCGATCTCGGTGGGGTGGTTCGTGGCCGAGGAGGCGAGGAGCATTTCGGAGGGGGCGCTGATGCTGTAGCCGGTCTCTCCGATGCCGACGATCCGCATCACCGTGTCGGCGAGTGTGGACTTGCCGTTGGCGCCGTCGCCGAACGCGAAGGGCAGGAGCTGCTCGGTGACGGTGCCGATGAGGGAGAGGCCGAGGAGGCGCTGTACGTAGGTGATCAGGTCGGGGTCGCTGCCGAAGGTGTCGGCGAGGAACGCGTCGAAGCGGGGAGCGGGCGCTTCGGGGTCGGGGGCGACGGCGGTGGTGCGGGTGTGGAGGGCGGCGGGGTCGGGGGTGCTGATGTCGCCGGTGCGCAGGTTGACGACGCCGCCGGGGGTGTTGAGCTGCCAGGGGCTGGCGTCGAGGGTGGCGAGCGGGGCGACGATGCGCGGGTCGGTGCGGGCGACCTTGACCATGGAGTCGAGGCCGCGGGCGGACAGTGAGCGGGCCTTGTGCTGCAGGTCGCCTTCGCCCTCGGGCAGGGATCGGGCGATGTCGCGGGCGAGTTCGGCGACGTGGCCGCGTTCGTCCCATGCCCAGCGGTGCCCGTCCCAGGTGAGCCATCCGCGCTGCGGGCAGTAGCGGATGGCCTGCTCGTTCTCGTCGACCAGGCGCAGGGCGTTGCCGTCGTCGGTGCGGGTGTAGACGCCGGGTCCGGCCTCGGCGGTGGGCTGGGGCTCGTCGACCTGGAGCGCGGCGCTGCCGTCGGTGCGGGGGGCGGGGACGGAGGCGAGGCGGCGGGCGGGTGCAGGGGCGGGCTGGCCGTAGCCCTGGGTGCGCAGGGCGCGGGCGGCGGCGCTGTGGTCGCCGCCGTGTTCGAGGAGGGCGTAGGCGCCGGGCTTGGTGTAGGGGCGCTCTGCCTCGAACTCGGTCGACGTGGTGAAGACGTACAGGCGGTCACGCTGTGGGTCGCGGCCGGTGCTGGCGGAGATGCCGATGGTCTTGCCGGGGCGCCGCCAGTAGGAGGTGTGGCCGTGGGTGAGGAGCAGCTGCCAGCCGTGGGGCTTGAGGATGTCGGTCCAGCTGGTGCGCTGCTCGTAGTCGTCGAGGGGGGACAGGCCGCCGGTCGTGGCCGCGGGGCCGGTGCCGAACAGGAAGGCGGCCGTGTCGTCGCCGGGCGCCGCGGTGGGGGTGGGGTCGCCAGGCTGCGGCATCGTGTCAAGCATGCGGGCGATGGCGAACAGGGCGTCTCGCTCGTCGGCGGTGATCTCGGCAATGGCGCCGGGCCCGCCGGCGAGCTGCTCCCACGGGCGGCCGCTCGGGTGGACGGGCCCGTGTGAGGGGGCGGTGACGACGAACCCGCCCTCGCCGCGCGTCTCGATGAGGTCGCGGATGAACACCTTGTCGGGCTTGTCGGCGAGGACGGCGCACTCCTGGTCGTCGAGCTCGTCGGGTTCGGCGGGGCGGCGGGCGAGCTTGGTGTTGCTGAGGACGGGGCCGCCGGTCACGCGGTAGATGAGGTGGTATCCGCCGGACGGGGTGCGCTCGCAGTACCCGCGTTTGATGGCGTCCCAGATGCCGCCGAGTCCGGACGCCTCGACGATTTCGCCGAAGGCTGTGTGCACGTCCTCGTCGACGGCGCGGCCCTCGAACTCCAGCATCTCGAGGTGGCCGGAGACGGCGCCGAGGATGATGCCGAGGCCGGGGTGCCCGTCGGCGAACCACGCGTGCAGCTGCTGCTCGTCGGCGCGTTCGGTCTGCGCCTGCTTCCACTGCCCGGCCGGGGCCTTGGTGCCGTTGGCGGCCGCACGGACGACGCTCGCGCCAGCAGCGTGCCATGCGTGCGCCGCGGTGAGCGTGTCCTGCGTGGGCGTGGTGCTCAAGGTGCGTGCTCCTCGGGGCGAGTTGAGTGGTGGTCCGCCCGCCGCCGCGCGGCGGATCCTGCGGCGGCGGGCGGCGCTGGGGCGGGGACTAGAACGGGGGTTCCTGGCCCTGCTGCGGGATCTGCGTGGCGAGCGACGCGGTGGCCGGGTTCTGCTGGGCGGCCGCGTACTGCTGCGGAGTGAGGCCGGGCGGCGGCCCGGCGATCTCGCCCGTCTGCGTGTTGACCTGCTCGCCCGTGCCGAGGTGGGCGGTGGCCGCCGCGACGTACTGGGCATCGAACTGCTTGGGCGCGTTGAACCGGGGGTTCGACTTCTGCCCGTCGTGGGTGTAGCGGATGGTCAGCTGGCCACCGACCTCGAGGCCGCGGGCGCCGGCCGCACGGACGGCCTGCGCGACGGCGTTCTTCATCTGGCCCTTGACGTACAGGCGGCGGGTGCCGTCGTCGTCCTGGACATCGGGGTCACGCTCGTTGGTGGCGAGGGTGACGACCATCTGCATCTGCGGCTTGCCGTCGTCCCAGAACTTCAGGTCACCGGTGGTGTAGTCGCGCTGCTGCTCGACCGTCGGCTGCATGGTGATCTGGCCGGTGACGGTGGCGCCGATCGCGGGGAACTTGGCGGACGGGACGCTGCCGCCCATGAGGAAGTCGTCGGCGGACGGCGCGGGCTGCTGGGGTGTGGTCATTGCTGGGTGCTCCTATGCGATGAGGGATTCGAAGCCGTGCCGCTGCTCGGCAGGCTGTGCATTGCCCGGGCATCCGGCCGTGAGGTCGGTGGATCCGGGCTTGGACCACGGGCAGAACCGGCACTTGGCCTGGTCGCTCGTGGGGACTTGGGCCCACCAGTCGTGGGAGTAGTTGGACGCCGCGGCCTCGGGTGCGTCGAGGCGGGCGCGGATGACGTCGAGGCGGGCGAGGGCGTCGAGCGCGACCTGCCGGTCGTAGGGCTCGGTCCAGACGTGGACGCGGAGCTCGTGGTAGCGGCCGACGAAGCAGATGGCGACGCGCTGCGGGGTCTCGCCTGCGTTCTCCTGGCCGAGGCCGTAGAGGTGGGCCTGCGTGCGGTACTGAGGGCCGGGGCCCTTGCGCCGGTACTCGTCGAGCGTCGTGTGACCGACGAGCTTCCAGTCCCACACGGTGCCGGTGGCCCGGTCGTACAGGTCCGAGGATCCGACGACGGCGACGGCCTCGATGGGGTGCGGCCGGACGGTGACGCGTTCCTCGACCTTGTAACGGGCCTGGCCGGTGGCCTGGTCCACCTTGTTTCGCTCGGTGAACGTCTCTTCCATCCACGTGTGGAAGCCGGTGCCGATGACGGACGCGATGGGGTCGCCGTCGGGGCGGGCGGCCGGCCAGTCGAGGAGCTTGTAGGTGAGGTGCCGCTCGCACGGGTCGCCGACCTCGCTGGGGCCGAGGCGCTTTTGCAGGGACCGCGGCGAGTTGGCGGCGGCGTGCACGATGAGGTCGGCGATGCGGCGTGCGAGCTTCTCGCCGATCTCGTCGCTGCCGGTGGTCTTCGCCACGGTGGTGCCTTTCTGCTTGGTGCGGTGGGGTGGCCGGGCCCGCTGGGGGGATGGGGAGGGCGGGCCCGGCCGGTTCGTGGGCTACTGCTCGCCGCTCGGCGGTGGGTTGAGGCCGAGGGCGTCGAGCAGGTCGCGCAGGTCGTTGCGGTCGCGGGCGTGGCGGAGCACGAAGCGGGAGGCGTCGCGGCGCTGCTCCGGCGTGAGCTCTCCGGCGAGGAGAGTGCGCATCTCAGGCGGCGCCAGTTCGCTGCCCATCAGCGCTCGCCGCCCTTCACTACGGCGATGCAGCCGAGGGCGTACAGGGCGATGGCCCCGAGGGCAATGAGGACGGCGGTCACTCGTCGGCCTCCTCGTCGTACTTGGAGTCCAGCTCCAGGGCGCTGACGATGTAGCCGGTGGTGATCTCCTCGCCGTCGCTGATTTCCGCGGCCAGCTCGGCGACACGGTCCTCGTCGTCCTCGATCCAGTCGAAGAGAGCGAACGGGAACTCGCGGCGGATCATGGCCTCGCAGTGCGCACGGGCGGCGGCCTCGGTGCCGTAGTGGCCGAGGGTGATACCGGAGTCCGGGTGTTCCGCGCGGTAGACCACCGTCGACGCGGTCTCCAGCTCGGCGATGCGGTCCCGCAGCGCGTGCTCGACCTTCATGCGCTCGCCGCGCTCCAGCACCAGCCGCGCAACCGTGGCCGCTGCATCGGCGAACTCGGCGGCGTGTTCCGGGGAGTTGAGGAGACCAGCGGCGTCGAGGGCGGTCGCGATGCCGGCGGGGACGCGGTCCTGCTCGATGGCGGCGAGGATGACCCCGGCCGCGGAGTTGATGGCGCGCGTGTTCACTGAGCCACCGCCGCGGCGTCGGCCGGGCCCTGCTCGGCGTCGCTCGTCGGCGGGTCGGTGAGCGTCCACGCGACGACGCGCACGCCATCCATGTCGCGGGCCGCCTCGATGTGGATCGAGCCGTCCTTTCGCGTCGTCATGGTCTCGGTCAGCATCTGGTCGTCACGGAACTGCCGCAGGCCCGGGATGTCCATGTGGAAGTAGAAGCGGAGCTCCGGCGCGTCCGCGGTCCACGGGAACACCCTGACCTCGAAGTTGGTCGGCAGCGTGGCCGTCTGGCTGATGAGGGTCTCGGCCAGGGACAGCGCGGCCATGTAGCTGTTGCGCTGGGTGCTGTCCTCGGCGGACTGCGCGGGTTCGGTAATCTGTGTGGTCACGGTGACCTCTCTCTGGTGGGGTTGCCGGTCGTGGTCGCTCGGGCCTGCAAGCAGCGAGCGGCCATCGGCGTTTCTGGGGTCTGTGTCAGGCGGTCCGCACGACCGCGCCGCGAGGCGGCAGCGGGCGCAGGTGGGCCATGGGGTGCGCGCTCTGCGAGGGCGCGGGAACGATGGCCAGTGGGCCGGTCGTCGGCTCGTGGTGGTGCAGGGCGTCGATGCGGTCGAGGTCCTCGTCGGAGAACGTGACCGCGCGGCCCTTCTTGCTGTGGGGCAGGCGGGCGATGTGCCGCCGCAGCCACCGCTCATCGACGCGGAGGATGTCCGCGGCTTCGGCGTAGGTGTGACGGCGCTTCATGCCGGCACCGAGGCGAGCGGCGCGGCCCGTCGGTTGTCGTCGGCGGGGACGGCGCGGCCGGTCGGGGCCCAGAGGATGAGCAGGTCGACGCCGATCACGCGGCATATGGCGTGCGCGACGACGTCCGGCTGTGTCTTGGTATGGCCGTTGAGTAGGGCGTCGATGGTGCTGGACGGGACAGGGATGGCGGCGGCGAGTTCGCGCCCGCTGATCTCGCAGCCAGTGCCGGTGCGCTCCATGAGGGTGCGCAGGAGATCGGGCCTGATCAGCTTGTATCGAAGTTGGGATGCCATGGGCGTACCTCTTGGGCGAAGTGTCCAAAGAATTGGGCAGGCCTGCAGCATGTCAGAAGTCTGGGCGCCGTGTCCAGATTTTTGGGCGCCGTGTCGCACTCGTTTCGGTCAAGCTCGTGACGTGGACTGGCCGAGGCGCCCAAGAACCTGGACACTGTGACCACGTGGCATGGGGGATCGCTGCTTTGAACAGCGCATATGCCATCTGCGTATCAGTGGCCGCATGGACATCAGGCAGCCCATAGCCACCGGGGAGACGAGGATGATGACGGCCGAGCAGACGGCGGAGCGGACTGACCTATCCGATCTGGTGCGCGACCGCATGGAGGAAGTCGGGCTCAGTTTCCGAACCCTCGCGGACGCCTGTATCGACCCCGAGGACCGGGATGCCGGCCCTCTCTACAAGCGCGGCACCATCGAAAACCTGACCAAGGCGCGCAGCGTCAAGGCGCCGACGGAGGGGCAGCTCCGCGCACTCTCGGTCGCGCTCTCCCTGCCGCTGCTCGCCGTTCAGCAGGCCGCCGCAGCGCAGTTCTTCGGCATGGTGTCGGAGCGCTGGACCGACCGACGAGATGCTCGTGTGCTCGTGGCTCGGATCGATGAGCTCGACGAGGAAGGCGTGGCTGAACTGGACGAGTTGGCGCAGATCGTGCTGCGCCGACGTGGGCGCCAGTCCCGCGATGACTGACTCCGACTGGAATTAGTACTACTTTCAGTTACCTCTCAGTGCACTCTGGTCACAACTTGATCGGTCTGGCACAGTCAGTGATCCGCCTGGGGGGCGTGTCGGATCAGTTCGCTCACGCATTCGAACGTATGGACGAATGTGGGGGTTGTAGCCATGCAAAGGGGCACGACCGATGGCAGATGACGGCGGCGCGCAGGCACAACTAGAAGGCGAAGGCGAGGCTCAGCCACACGCGGAGTTCGACATGGAGTTTGTGTCCGAACTGCCCGGCGGAAGAGCGATCGTGCCCGCCGAGAGGGAAGGCAAGTTCGTCTTCCTGGTGGCGAGCGGCGCGATGACTCAGCAGTGCTTCGACGAAATGCTCCACCACTTGCAGGTCATAGTCGGCAGCGGCCGATGGCATCAGAACTGGCCCGACACTCCGGCGCCCACGGCCAGCCAGCAGCCCACCGCAGCATCGTTCGACATGGAGTACCGGCCTGCCCTCCCGAACGGGGCCGCCATCCTCCCCTCCGAGGAGCGCGGCCGGTTCGTCTGGCTCGTTGCGGCCGGCGCCATGACGCAGCAGTGCTTCGACGAGATGCGCGAGTACCTGCTTCACATCGTCGGCACCGGCATGTGGAGCCAGAACTGGGACGGCGAGCCACCGCCCCAGCCCGGCCTCTGATCTCTAGGCGGTGCGCACGACGGTCAGCCCGTCCCGCGGGGCGGGCTGACCCATGGCCGCCTCGATGGCCGCTGTGATCTCCCCGTCCAGGGCGCGCACGAGATGCCCGTACCGGTCCACGGTCGTCGTGATGCTCTCGTGGCCGAGGCGGGCCTGGATGGCAGGCAGCGGAATGTTCGCTGCGATGAGCCAGGACACGTGCGTGTGGCGCAGGTCGTGCAGGCGCGGACGCTTGGTGAGGCCCTTCTTGATCGCCTCGCCCAGCGCGCGCTCCCATTTGCGGTGGTAGAAGTTCGAGTGTCGCCACGCCTTGCCCATCCCGCCACGGAAGAGCCAGTCTTCCGGGCCGCGGCCAGCGATCTGCCGGCGGACCATGTCCATCTGCGTGTTGTTCAACGCGATGATGCGACGGCCCTTGCGCGTCTTGGGCGGCCCGATCTCGAACGTGTTGTCCTCCTGGCGCTTCCACGCACGCTGGATGTTGACCGTCTTCTGACGCAGGTTCACGTCACGGGTCTGCAGTGCGGTCGCTTCGCCCCAGCGCAGGCCGGTACCGACGAGGAAGTCGAGCAGGTCGGCGGCGTTCGGGTCGAACGCGCGGAGCTCGGCGCTGATGCGGGCGTATTCCTCGCGCTCGAGGAACGTCATGTCTTCTTCGGTGTGGTCATCGCTGCGGGGCAGGCTGGTCTTGGCGCAGGGGTTCGTGGAGCGCAGCGGCTGCTCGGTATCGAGGGCGGCCTGGAAGATGCAGAACAGCAGACCGTGCCGGTTGGCGATGGACTTGGGGCTCGCCTTCTTCCGGAGCCACAGCTTCGCGTTGTCGGGATCGCGGATGCCGTCCTCTTGGGCGCGTACCCAGTCGGTGACGTCGTCCTGCGTGACGGTGCAGAGCGTTGCCTCCGTCGTCATGCCGTCCTTGCGGACGTGGACGAGGCCGCCGAGTCGTCGCTCGGTGCCGTCGGCTCCTTTGTGCAGGATGCCGGCGAAGTGCTTTTCGATGTCGCGCTTGTAGTCGATGCGTGTGCGGGCGTCGACTCCCGTGAGCCGGTCGACGTAGCGGTGCGCCCATTCCAGGAACGGAACGTCGTCGGGGCTCGTGTCAGGCTCGACGAACCCGAGGCCCTTGGTCCAGCCGTGCGGCCACTGCTGGCCGTGCGCATCTACCAGCTTCTTGAAGTCCTCGGCTGATTGCTCGTCGCCGAACTTCTCGTCTTCCCAGGATCCCCCTCGCCCCCCTTGCAACCAGCGGACCTGATAGGTCGCGGAGCCGTCCTTCTTCTCGCGCTTCCTGATGCTCGCCATGCAGGCACAGTAGGGGCGGATCGGGGCGGGTGTGTGGCCATTGTTTGGCCAAGGGGCCGGACATGACGAAGGCCCGGCCTGCTTTCGCAGGTCGGGCCTTGATCATTCAGGGTGAGTGACGGGACTTGAACCTGATTTTTGACCCTCATTTGACCTGCGGCGATGCGCAAAACCCTGCCAAATCGGGCGAGTTCGATACCAGTCGGCGTCACTTGGAGCGTCCAGAACCGAGGCGGTTTGGCCGCGGCCAAACGCCCGTTGGCGGGTGCTCAAGGTGCGGCGCGGGTGAGTGCAAAGAGGCCCAACCGACGCAGCTGGAACGTGAAGACGCCCCCAGCCATAAGGCCGGGGGCGCCCTCGCGGCCGCACCTCCTACGCCTGGGGGGCAGAGGGAGGGGGCCGGTCTGTGCAGCTCACGCGTAATGCTTCGGTGCGCCCCACCTCGGGGCAACGCCCATTAGACAGCATCACTCGAACGTGTGTTTCATTCCCGAAAGGCTTGCGGATCAACCGGAGCGCCGACTGTCAGATGTACCAAGCATGGTACAGACAATGATCACCTGAGTGACCAGCGTTAACGCGTGCCAACTGACCCCCTGCCCGACTGGGTACCGACCCGTCGCCGCGCCATCGGGGACCGAGTGCGTGCCGAACGTGTGCGCCAGCACCTGACACAAGAGCGACTCGGCGAACTCGCCGGCCTCGACCGCAAGACGGTCAACCGCATCGAGCAGGGAACCCACGCTGCACTGATCGACCACCTGCTCGTGATCGCTGACGCGCTCGACGTCGACCTGCGCGACATCGTGTAGGGGGCGGGCCGCTCCCACTGCTCGGCCGACGAGCGGCCCGCCCTGTCCCGCCGCCGATCAAGCTTCGGCACCCGGCGGCGGGAGTCTTAGTCGGCCTGTGTCTCGCCAGGCTTGCGCGGCCAGCTCGTGCCGGTGCGGAAGCCGTTGCGGAGCGGGCCGCTGTAGAAGTGCTTGTGCTCGCCGTGGTGGCCGGCGGACAGGGTGCACCGGCGCGTGCTCTCGGGCTGCCGGATGAAGCAGATGCCGGGGATCTCTACGTGCCCGGCGCTCACAGCCGCCGCCCCTCGCGGAGCGCGCGCCGCAGCTCCGCCGAGTCGGGGCAGTAGGCGCCGTTGTCGGTGCACTGCTCGCACATGGTGGTGTGGGTGACGAGCTGCACGTACACGCGGTCACGGGCACAGTCCGGGCAGGCGCGCGGAAACAGACGCCGGCCGGAGCTCTCGTCGTCGCGCTCGCCCAAGTCGACGGCGGGCCTGCCAAGCAGCACCGTGTCGCACCAGGCGCAGGACCGGCCGCACTGCTGGGCCTCGCTCATGCTGCCGACGGGCGGCACTTCGACCGGGAACGTCTCTGTCGGTGCGTGGACGGTGCTCATGACGCCACCTCCAGGCGGGGCAGGGGATCCTCGGAGAGGGCCGCTCCGCCTTTTGCCGCAGGGATGCGGCCCGTACTCTCGTCCATGTCGACGCTCCTGGGGTGTCGGCCGTCCCCGGGGCCGTTCGCGCGGCTGCCGGGATTCACGACCACCCTTCGCCTCGGCGCACGCCTTGCCATCCCACCGATGGGTATCCCCCTCATGGGTAGGGCCGCCCGTACCGCCACGATCGGGGGATCCTGTGCCAGTGATCCAGCCGCCAACGGCCCTGCCACCTGCTGTCCTTGACCTGCCAGAGATGCAGCACGCCCTTAGTTGTCACGACTTCGGGGCCGTCTTCAGGCTGGCCCGCGAGCAGGCGGGCATCAGCTACCAGCGCATCGCCGCCGAGTGTGGGATCAAGCCCGAGCGGGTCGGCGCCCTCGCGCGTGGACGCGGGCGGGTCGAGAGCTACGAGAAGATCGCAGTCATCGCTGATGCGCTCCGCATCCCCGGCAGCATGGTGGGCTTAGCCCCCCGCCCGTGGGAGACGTCCACTAACCCCGCTGTGCCCCGCCGTGGCGTACTCCAGGCGGCGGGCGCCGTCGGTCTGGCGGCGAGCCTGCCCGACGTACTGTCGCCCACCGGCTCCCGCCGAATCGGCGCCGGAACCATCACCCGCCTGCGCGAGCGCACCGCACGGCTCCGCCGTCTCGACGACGTGCTCGGCGGCGGCGACACGTACCGGGTGTACAGCGCCGAGTACCAGGCCACCAAGCGGATCCTGCGTACCGGCACCTACAGCGACGCAGTCCTCCGCGAGCTACTCGCCCTACTTGCGGAGCAGGCGCAGCAGGCGGGATGGGCAGCGTTCGACGGCGGCCGAGAGCGCGAGGCCGCAGCGCTGTACCGAGAGAGTCGGTCGACCGCCGAGGAGGCGGGCGCCGGCGACCTGGCACGCAACGCGCTCGCGTTCCTGGCGTACCAGGCTGGCCCGACTGACGCGCGAGGGGCGGCGACTATCGCGGCGCACTCCTGCGAAGCCATCACCGAACAGACCCCGGCCACTGTCCGGGCCTTGCTGTGGGAGCGGTACGCGTGGGCGCTCGCTGTCGCTGGCGATGCCGCTGGAACAGAGGAGGCCCTACACACGGCCGGCGCCGCTCTCGAAGCAGACGACGCCGAAAACCCGCAGCCTGACTGGTCGGCATGGGTCGGGCGGGCGGAGCTGGACATCATGGCGGGTCGTTGCTGGACGGAACTGCGGCGCCCGCTCCGCGCGGTGCCACTCCTGATTCGAGGACTCGGCGGGTTCGACGACGCTCACGCGCGGGACAAGGCCCTGTACCTGACCTGGCTGGCCGAGGCGTATGCGACTGCCGGGGAGGTCGAGGAAGCCGTCGCGGTCGCCGTCCGGGCCGTCGAGCTGGCGGACGGGGTGGCGTCTGCCCGCCCCCGCCGGCGCATCGAGCACGTCGTGACTCGTCTCGCACTTGACCATGGCTCCGTCCCAGCGGTCGCCGAACTCGTCGAGCGCACTGCCTAGTTGGCGAGCGTCCGCTCGATCCACGCCAGGTAGGGGATCGAGCCTGTCTCGATCGCAGTCCCGATGACCTCGGGGTTGTCCCACGGGTGATGCTCGACCAAGTGCGCCTCCAGCTCGGGGTACTTGGCGTCAGTCGTCTTGAGGAGCAGCTGGTACTCCTCGCCGGTACCGAACTCACCCGCATGCCAGAACGCACTGGTGACGGGACCGATGATCTGGGCGCCCGCAGCGAGGCGGGCTCGGACGGCGGACTCGGCCAGGGCTACGGCCTCGGCGCGAGTCGCGGTGGCGGTGGACACGTTCAGGAAGTCAGCCATCCCGCGAGGCTACAGACCCCGGACGTGCGAAAGCGGCCCCGCCCTCCCGACTTCCGTTCTAGTGGTCGTCGCAACACCCCAGTTCAGAGGGTGCGATGGACTTCAAGATTCGGGAGAACCGGCAGGAGGCTGTCGGCCGTAAAGCCCTGGTCCGTGAGCGAGCTGAATACTTCCGGCTCATGGACCAGGGCTTCACCAACACAGAGGCTTGCCGGATCGTCGGGATCAACCGGCGGACTGGCAAGCGATGGCGGCACGGCCGCCAGGCCACGGGCGTGACACGGGGTGCTCCACCGGTCCGCAGACCTCTGTCGCCCGACAGGCCGTCCCGCTACCTGCGAGAGCCCGAGCGCATCCACATCGCCGACCGGCTGCGAGAGAAGGCGTCGATCCGGCAGATAGCCGCTGAACTGGGCCGCAGTCCGTCCACGATCAGCCGGGAGATACGCCGCAACGGCATGCCGCTGCGCAGAGGCACCTCACGCTGGGCCTACCGGCCGCACGCCGCACAGTCCCGTGCCGACGCCCGGAGACCTCGCCCGAAGCCGGGAAAGATCGGCCAGAACCCCGCACTGCGCGCCTTCATCCAGGACCACCTCGCGCGCCGCTGGAGTCCGGAACAGATCTGCCAGGCTTTGCGGACACGCTTCCCCGACCGGCCGGAGATGCACGTGACCCACGAGACCATCTACCAGGCCCTCTACGTCCAGGGCCGCGGAGAACTCCGCCGCGAGCTGACCAAAGCACTGCGCACCGGACGGGCCATGCGTCGGTCACACCGCCAGTCCTACAAGCGCCAGCCCCGCATGTCCAAGGACATGGTAATGATCAGCGAACGGCCGGCCGAGGCCGCCGACCGGGCGATCCCAGGTCACTGGGAGGGCGACCTCATCATCGGCAAGGCCCACAAGTCCGCGATCGGCACCCTGGTCGAGCGTTCCAGCCGCTTCGTCACCCTCGTCCACCTCCCCGAAGGCCGTCAGCCTGCCCAGATGCGTGACGCGCTCATCCAGACCGTCTCCGCCCTTCCCGCTCAGCTGCGACGCTCTCTCACCTGGGACCAGGGCTCCGAGATGCATCTCCACCAGGACTTCAGCATCGCCACGGACATGCCGGTCTACTTCTGCGACCCGGGCAGTCCATGGCAGCGCGGGTCGAACGAAAACACCAACGGCCTGCTGCGGCAGTACTTCCCCAAGGGCACGGATCTGTCCCGCTGCGGGCGCGCGGAGCTGGACGCCGTGGCTGCCGAACTGAACAGCCGCCCACGCAAAACGCTCGGCTGGGAAACCCCAGCCGAGCGTCTCGCTAAGCTCCTGGCCACAACCAGTTGATCACTTGTGTTGCAACGACCCCTGGAATTCGCCCGAGGGAGAGCGGGGCCGTCGCTTCACGTGTACTGGCGGCGGGTCGGGTCGAGGCCGAGGGACAACAGGCCGCCGCCCTGCTTCTGCTTCTCTGGCGTTGGCTGCCCTGTACTGCGGCAGGTGTAGTGGGTGGACCCGTCGCCGTCAGGGGTGCACTCGTAGGTGACGCCCGCGCCGTCCGTGTACGTCCAGCCCGACGGCGCCGGTCCCGTCTCGCCCCGCTCACCCGCCGGCCCTTCGGGCCCGGGCACGGTCGAGTCGGCGCCCGGCTCTCCTTGTGGACCTTGCGGGCCGGGCACTGTGGAGTCGGCGCCGGATGCGCCAGGTCGGCCGGACGCACCAGGCGACGGGGTGATGGTGGGGGCAGGCTTGCCGGGTTCGCCCTTGGGGCCGGGCGGTCCGGGGATGGGGACGGGGACCTTGGCGCGGTCGGGGAGGTCCTCGACGGCCTTGGACGGGTCGGGGGCGGCTGGCTTCTCGCCCTTGGCCTGGAGCTGGGAGCGGAGTTGGCGGACGTCTCCTGCGAGGGTGGAGACGGCGCTGCCGCGCAGGTCTGCCTCGGTGGCGAGTTGGTCGGCGCGTGCCGCCTCGTGGTCGATGCGCTGCCAGATGAGGATCATGGCGCCGGTCAGTGCGAGGAGTGCGGCCGCGATCCACAGGAGGTGACGCCGTCGGGCGAATGCTTTCTCGGCGCGGGTCATGGATGCCCCCCGAGCTGCGTCACCAGTAGCCGCAGGCGGGCCACTTCGAGTTCCAGCATCTGCACGTTCGCTTCGGCCTTGGCCTGGTCTGCTTCCGCCTTGTCTCTCTCGGCGACCAGGCGCGCCGTCAGGTTGTCGTAGCCGCCGATGACTCCGCCCTCCCGCTGGGTTCGCCCTGCGATCCGGGAGCCGTACATGGCTGCCACTCCGGCCACGGCGGCGCTGCCGAGAACGCCTAGGGCTGTGACTGTGGCGGCATCCATGTGCGCCCTCCCGGTTGCGCTGGGTGGGCTGGGTCAGATGCCCGTGACAGGGGACGCGGGCTCTTCGGGCTGCCGGTTGGGCACGGCCCAGGTGAAGCCGAGCGCGGCGAGGATGGCCAGGCCGGCGGCCCAGCCCTCGGCGGCGGTGATGGTGTCGTCCGCGAGCGCGGTTGATACCGACCCGGCGCCAGCCACGGTGGCGGCAACGACCGCCTTCCAACAGCGGGAGATCTTCATGTCGGGCCTCACTTCTTGGGGAGCTTGAGGGTCTGGCCGGACGTGATGTCGTCGGCGTTCTTGAGCGCGTTGAGCTTCGCGATCTCGGCCCAGCGGTTGCCGTCGCCGAGCTTGCTTGCGGCGATGGACCAGAGGGTGTCGCCCTTGCGGACGGTGTACGTGGTGGTGGGCTTGAGGCGGTCGCGGATCTGGCCGCGCAGCCAGTCCATGCCGAAGCCGCGGGGGTCGACCTTGCCGGGCTGCCACTCCAGGTGCCCGATGACGGAGCGCTCGGACCAGCCGTGCTTGCGGCAGATCGCGGCCGACACCTTCTCGATGGCTTCGAGCTGGGCCGCGGGCCACGGGTCCTTGCCGTCGCCGAGGTTCTCGCACTCGAAGCCGTAGAAGCGGGCGTTGCCGTCGGTGTTCGCCTCGTTGTCGGCGGGCAGCGCACGCTCGTCGATGACGGCGGCCAGGACGTCGTCGTCGCCCAGGCCTGCGTGGTTGGCGCGGCCGTAGCCGACGAGGTGCACGGTGCCGTCCTTGGCGATGACGCCGTGGCACAGCGGGCCGGGCAGGTCGCTGTGCCCGTCGCGGCAGATCGCGACTGTGGAGGCGGTGCCCTTGGTGACGGTGTGGTGGATCATCACGCCGTTGACCGGGCCCCACGCGCCGTGACCAGCACGGTTATGGGTGCGCCAGTTGCCGACCTCGACGACCCGCAGGCCCTCGGCGCGCAGGGCAGCAATGAAGTCGGCGGCAGACAGAGGCTTGGCCACGTCAGATTCCTTCGGGGGTGATGGCGAGCTTGAACTCGGCGAGGGTGATGCGGACGCTCTTCGGCGCGGTGTGCCCCGCGAGCAGGGCGATGGGCGTGCCGGGGTGCACGAACATTTCGTGGGTCTTGTGGAAGCACTGGATGCCGGGGGTCGGGGCGCGGTGCTCGGTCGCGGTCGAGTCGGCGCCGGTCGACAGGTCGAGCGGGTCCCGCACGTAGCGGTCGCGCAGCTCGTCGTAGTCGCCGGCCTCCCAGTAGATGAGGGACGTCAGCGTTGCCCAGCCCTCGATCGTGGGCCAGATCAGCCCGGACCGGTCGTCGCGCTGCCAGTCCCGTACCTCGTAGCCGTGCGGGTCCTGCTGCTCGTGCATGCCGTGCGGGTCGTAGGACTCGGCGCCGGCGGCATACGGGAACCGGACGATGTTGTACGTGCCTCCCGTAGGGATGGACTGGGGGGTGTCGGTCTTGAGGGAGCAGACGAGGACAGCCATCACGCCTCCAGGCATGAGGAAAGCCCCGGCCGGATGGCTCGGGGCTGCGGGGCGGGCTCGGTCAGCTGACGGCTTCGTAGCGGCCGCAGGCATACAGGATGTCGCCGGCGGCGTACACGAACGGCAGGGTGGAGTCCCAGATGCCGCTCGCGTCGGCCCGGTTGGAGACGATCGTCCTGAACACGCCCCCATTCGAGGTCGAGTAGATCGCGTTGCCGCTGTAGTGCAGGGACGTCGACGAGTCGAACGCGTCCACGTTGACGATGCGTTGGGTGACCCCTGCTGCGGGCGCGGCGGGGAGGCCCAGCATCCAGTTTTCCGAGCCGCCGCCAGACCCGGCCGCGGTGGTGGACCCCCACGTCAGCTGCGCCACCCAGTCGACGGTGCGGCCGACTTTCAAATACCGGCCGGTCAGCGTGCCGTTGCCGAGGGTCGGGCTCGTGCCGGTCTCGGCGAACCAGCCCGGGCTGTAGGTGTTCCAGGCACCGAAGAACGAATTGAACTGGTCGCGGATCTCGGTGTTCATGTAGGCCGCGGTGACGACTTCACCGACGGACCAGGTGCGCGGAGCGGACGTCACTTCTGGGCCTCCTGTCCTACTCTGCTCGGCTCAGTCGGCGGGATCGGCGCATCTGTCGGGCGGTCCGGGTTCTTCGGGTCGTTCGGGTCCCACCACATCCGCAGGTTCGGCCGCGGCTGCTTGAGCAGCTGGGCCTCGATCGCCTGCACCTCGGCGGGCGAGGGCACGATCATGGCGACCCAGCCGTAGCCGCAACCGGTACAGGCCCAGCGGGGATCGGTCGGCGAGACGACGCATGCGCTGCCGCAGACGCACTCGGCGAGCCACCGGTTCGCATCCACGCGCGCGTAGAGGGCGGGCTCGTCGACGAGCGTCTCGGCCGGCATCTCGACGCGGCGGCCCATCTGATACTCGAACCAGGTGAACACCAGCTCGGCGGGCGGAACATCGGCCCACGCGTCCCGAGGAAGGGAGGACGGCGGCACGAAGTACGAAGTAGCGCGCACGACGGCGAGGGGCATGCAGAGCTCCTAATAGGCGAGGCGAGTGGTGGAGTCGAGCACCGAGTACGCCGCGTCGTCCAGGACCCATACGGAGTCCGTGGACGAGGCTGACGTGTGGAACGTGATCACGTGGCTGTTGTGCTTGATCGTCTCTGTGTATCCCTCGACGGTGACGCGCATCGTGGACGCGGTCGCTTGCGCGGGCAGGTTGTTCACAGAGAAGAAGCTGCCGATCTCGGCGTCGAGGATGTCCAGATACGAGGCCATCGTGAACGCCTCGATGGGCACCTCTCTCAGCTCGGGTGAGGGGTTGGCGTAGCGGGACACCAGCCAGGCCGCCGCGTCCAACACCGAGTTGTCGCTGGTCTTCAGGATGTTCAGATCCTGCGGGTACTCACCGAACGCAAGGATGGACGACGGCGCCGACACGCGCTGCGTCGCCCCGCCCGGCCTGCTCGCGTCGACCTGGTTCACCATCTTCTGGTCGTCATCGGCCAAGCTGATGCCGGGCTCCACGTCGGCGTAGTTGATGGTGAAAGTCTCGGACGACGGGGACGGGTTGTACCGCACGTCTCGTGACTGGTAGGCCAGGCCGTACCAGTCGCGTTCCGCCCACAGGCGGCCGCTCTCGGTCGACTCGATCTCCCGCATCCTGGCCACGACTCCCGTGCCGCCGGGCCCCTGCCCAGCCACCGCGTCATGCGTGGTGCCCCAGATCGTCACCGAGGCCAGGCCCGCGTATCGGGCGAGCCGTTCGATCCGCGCGTCTGCGGTCTCGCCCGCAAAGCCGGTGGTGCCGGCGGTGTAGTGCAGCGGTGCGAGTGTGGCGCCGATCGGGCTCGTGGCGTGCGAGAGGACCACGTGGGCGATCTGGCCGTTGAACAGGCGCGTGCCGCGGTATCCGCCTACGTGCAGGAATCGCAGCGACGACACGGTGACGGCGGCCAGCCCAGCGCCGATCTGAACGCCGTCCACGTAGATCCGTTTGTTGGCGTCGTCGAAGTAGACGTGGTGCCAGTTCCCATCGGTGACGGTCCCGGCGATGGGCAGGACGACCGGGGGCGTGCCGTCGTTCGTCGTCTCCACGGTGAGAGACCCGGACGAGTTGATGCCGAGGATCAGCTGGTTATCGAGGTTGGCGGAGTACAGGCCGAGGATCGCCCTGCTCGCCGTGGTCGTCTTGAACCAGCACTCGATCATGGGCAGATACGTCGTGTCGTCCGCCTCGAACGCCCCGCCCAAGTCGGCCGTCAGGTACTTGCCTGCCGTAGCCGTGGACGGGGTGAACGTTACTGAGCTCTCGCCGGTTGCGGCCAGGCCGTCGCTGCCGAACTCCAGGGTGCCGCCGGATCCTTGCTGCGTGAGGACGAGGGCGCCGCACCCCTTGCCGGACAGGTCGCCCGCGGCGAGCGAGCCATCCGGCTCGGACAGCGGGTAGTACGCGGACAGGAAGTCGAAGATTCCGCTGACGTCCTGGGCGAGGATCTCCTCGCCCAACATCGATTTGAGGGCGGGCAGGCGGTTGAGGCGCTTGAACAGATCGGTGCACGAGATCTGGACCTTGCTGTACAGGCCCTCCCACTCGACCGGCCATTCATTGACCATGCCGTAGAAGCGGGGCCGGACGCTCGCGCCGACCAGGTCGAACTCGGCGTAGTCACTGACGCCGCCGGACCGGAACGCGGCGAACTCGACTTGCTCAACGTCCGTGCCGACCCATGCCGGGGTGGCCAGGGAGCGGCGCACGGTCCAGCCGAAACCGTCCGCGCTCGTCTCGAAGTACACGGTTCCGCTGCTCTCGCGGATGCGCAGCCACGCGTGCTGGATCGCGTTGTACGTGAGGATCGTCGGCGAGGCATCGGTAGAGCCCACCTCGTTCAGGGCCCGTAGCTCGCCGTTGAGCGCGTTGTAGTACCAGCGGAAGCGGGTGCCGCTGGTCGCGGAGTGGATGTACATGCTCACCGACGCGGACGAGCTACCGCCGGCCGCCGGGACGGTGGCGAACTTCGCGGTCACCTTGGACCCGGTGAGCTTCCACTCGCGGTTGCTGCGGTAGAACGCACTGACGCCGCCTCCGAGGGGCAGACGCATCCGCCCCTCGGGTTCCGCGGCCCCGCCGCCCGTGGTCCACAGCGACGGGTCCAGCACGCCGTCGTCGAAGTCGTCCCCGAGCTGGGACAACAAATATGGCGACGCCCCCGACTTGGACGGCATGACGGCCACCGAGACGCGGATGGGCGCGTTGCGGCGGACGAACGGGTAGTAGGGCGAGTTGGGATTGCCCGGGGTAAGCGCGCCATCGGCGTTGTCGAGTACGAGCGTCGCCGTCCCGGGCTGGGTCTCCGACAGTTCGTCGGCGGCCCCCCGGGTGACGGTGACGCCCTGCACCGTGTCGACGCGCTGGGTGATGTCGGTCCAGGTGATGGAGCTGGTGTTCTGCACCAGGCCGCCCCAGCCCATCTCTACCAGCAGTGGCATGGCCGCCTCCTATCCCTTGATGCGGACGGTGCCCTGAGCGCGCCCGTACCTGAGCAGGACCCGCTCCAGTTCGCGGGCCACGGCGACCGGGTCCATGGCCTTCTCGACGACGACGTTGATGTTCGTCACCGATCCGCCAGCCCCGGCGACGGCAGGCTTGCCCATGACGGGGCGGGTGGCGGCGACGCGGCCAGCCACGGCGCCGAGGGCGCGGTCGAGGGTGGGCATGCGGTCGACCAGGCCCACGGCCAGGCCTTCGGTGGAATGGCGTCCCACCTGCGCCATGACGGTGGACGGGCTCTTGATGCCGAGCGCCCGACGGATGGCCTTGTCCATCCCCTTGGCGATCTTCAGCATCTGCTTCTCGATGGCGTCCTGCTGGGATTGCAGCCCCTTGAGGAATCCCTTCCCCGCGTTCTTGCCCGAGTCGTACAGGGCATCAGCGCCGGACTTTCCGAGGGATTCCGCCTGGTCATTGATCTTGTACTGAGTGGAGTTGATCTCCTTGAACAGCTTGGAGTTCGCCCCCGCCAGAGCAGAGGCGTAGGCGTAGCCCTCCTCCGGCCCCATCTCCAAGATCTCGCGCAGCATCGTCTTGTTGAGGCCGCGCTTGGCGAGGGTCTTGATGTACGAGCTGAACGTCTTCATCTTGGCGAGCCGCTGCTGCAGCTTGGAGTTGATGCCCGATGCGGTGACCTGGTCGTCACCCTCGAACATGCCGCCCAGGCTGGCGCTCTTCTTCGCACCGACCCTGGTCGTCTCGGCGAAGTCCTTGGCGCGTTTCATCGCCGCAGCGATAGCGTCCCGCTTCCCCGCCAGGCTGGTCAGGGTCTTGGTCTGCCGGTTCACGTAGGCCACGAGCCGGTTGTCCTTGGACCCGGAGAAGGCACTCCAGATGTCCTTGGCCAGATCCTTGGATGTCGCCTTGATCTTGTCCTTGGATCCGGTCATGCCCTTGATCAGGCCGCTGCCCACGTCCTTGGCGAGAGCCGTGGTGCGCTTGGACGGGGACGCGATCTGCAGCTCCGTCTTGATGCCGGTCACGACCGCGGCCGCCATCCGGCGCGCAGCCGTGTCGACCAGGCCCGTGCTCGCGCCCATGCCGGCGGCCAGGCCGCGGGCCGTGTCCGCCCCAGCGCCGGTCATGCCGCCGGACGCGAGGCCCGGCAGGTTCAGGCGGCCCTCGTTGACGGCGTTCATGAACGCGACGCCGTACTTCTTCACTGCGGCGCTACGCATGACGAACTCAGTGGCGGAGACCCGGGCCATGGCACCCGAGCCCATGAAGGCCAGGATGCTGTCGGATGTGGCAGTGCCGGGCCCGTCGACGTACCCGCCGCCGGGGAACGACTGGACGCCGCCACCGCCCGCGTAGCCAGGCACACGCCCGCCACGAGCCAGCCGTCCGAACTGTGCAGGCGGGGGCTTTCCGACGGACACGAACCGGCTGTACGAGGTGAGCGTGATGCTCTTGTCGTGCAGATTGTTGATGGCTCTGGCCACTGCAGAAATGCTGCCGAGCGCCTGGCCGTTCGCCGTATACACGGCGGTCTTGCCGTTGGGAAGCTGCCTCGTCTTCAGGCCCACCGCTTCGAGCGCCTTGATAGCGGCACCGTTGAGCGTGTCCACCTTGACGGTCTTAGCGCCCGGGGTCCTTCTGATCGCCGCCTGGACTGCCTCCAGCCCGGTGACCGCTTCCTGACGCTCCAGCTTCACCAGGGTCTTGATCTGCCCCGGCGTCCCCAACAGGGTGTTGACGTAGGCGGTGGCCTTCTTCTTGTTGCCGTCGAACGCGTCCGTCGCGAGCCGCATCATCTCGCCGCGCAGCTGGGACGACTTGTTCGTCATCGATGCCAGCGAGTCGCCCGCCGCGAGACCCGACGCGATCAACTCGTCCTGAGCCTTGGCGGCCTGGGACATGGCCGTGCCGTTGTTCCTGCCGGCCTCGGTGCTGATGTCGAGGGTCGAGCCGTTCTTCTTGAACGCCGCCGTCAGGTTGTCCAGCCCTGCCTCGAAGGAGATTTGCGCATCGTAGGCGCTGCGGTTGACGTCGTTCAGGGCGACGATGCTCTCCCGCAGCCCGTCGGCGCTCTGCTTCTGCGCGTCCAGTTGGAGCTTCGTCTTCTGTGCCTGCGAGCCGAAGATCCCCATTGCCTGGGCGGCGAGCTGCTGCTCGAACTTTGAGTCGGCGAGTGCCGACTTGTAGTCGTTGAGCTGGCTGGTGAACTTCTTGGTGTCGCGTCCGCCCTTGCCGTACTCCGCCGTGAGCCGCTTGAGGGCGGACGCCGCGAGGTCTGCCTGACCGTTCGAGACGAGCCCGGCCAGGGACTTGTCGATCGAGTCAATGTTGGCTTTGGCGTCTTTGACCGGGGTGGAGTCCCAGTCGCCGATGCCGCCCAACGTGACGATCCACTGCTGGACGTTCTCCATATTCGACGGATCGGTCAGCGCGCCGATCTTGTCGTGCAGGCCGCCGAGGTCGGAGCCGAAAGCCTTGGCCGCCTCCCCGGTCACCTTGCCCGTAGCACCCAGCTGACGTAGTGACACGGTGAGCTTGTCGACGTCCGGCGGTGCGGTCTCACTGCGCGCCGCAATCTCGGACAGGGCGATCAGGAGCAAGCCGATCCCGGTACCCGCCATGGCGACCTTCGCCGTACGCGACAGGGCCGCAATGCCCACACGCACCGCGGCGAGACGCGTCGGTGCAGCAGCGGCCGCCGTGTTCATCGCAACGATCTGCCCGGCGAACGCGATCATCGCGCTCCGCCCGGCAGCCAGGCCGAGGGCCGCCAGCTTGGTGACCTTCAGTGCGACCGCGAGCTGCAGGATCATGGCGATGGCCGAGGCGGGGACGGCGGACACCAGGTCGGCCAGCACCTTGACGACTTGCAGCATGCCGACACCCACGTCGGCGCCCGCGTCGAGCAGGTGCACCAGCGCTTCACCGACGCTGCGCAGCACGCTGGCCACAGCGGGGCCCTGAGCGTGCGCCCAGTCCATGAAGGCGGACAGGCCGCCGCCCATGGCGCCGGTGTCCGCGACGCGGAGCAGGTGCACGATCTCGTCGTTGACCTTGCGCAGCGTGCCCGTCGCAAACGCCGTGAACTTGCTGTTCAACCTGTCCAGGCCGGGCGAGGCCATCTCGCCGCCGATGACCGTCATGAACCGGTCGGCCTCGGCAGACGTCCCCTTCACCAAGTCCTTCGTCTTGGGCAGCAACGAGTTGGCGATCGAGACGCCCTTGATAAACGGGCCCATCGTGTCGCCCGCGAGACTGTCAGACCAAGCCTTGGTCTCGTCCTTTAGGACGCTGACCGACGCCGCAGCTTCCCGCGTCTTGGGCGGCAGCTGCGCCATGACCCGCTGATATTCGATCTGCGCCTGGACGGCCTCCGTCGAACGCGCGCCGCTCTTGCCGACCGCGTCCTCATACTTCTTGTGAGCCTCCGAGGCATCACCGATCGCAGAGATCTGGGGAATCATCGCGGCGACCATCACGCCGGACGCCACGGCCACCGCGCCTGCACCAGCGGCGATCGGTGCGAGCGAGGCGGCGGCCGGGATGGCGGCCGGGGCCAGGCTGATCGCGGCCTTCTTCAGAGCCTCAAGCGACTTGGCCCCCAAGTCACTGTCGCGGTCGAGGTCGGCCAGGTTGCGGGTCGCGTTGTTGGTGAACCGGCGCATCGCGGCGTCGCCGTTGATGGACGCCGCCATAAGGCGGCGGCCGAGGCGGTCCGCCGAATCGCCCGCCCGGTCCAGAACCCGAGAGAGCTGGTCCCGGCCGGCGAGGATGAAGTCGAGGCGGGGCATCAGTCACCGCCTTCCGCTAGCTGCTGAGCCTGGAATGCGTCGATCCAGTCGACGAGCTGCTCGAAGTCGCCGACCGTCAGGTCGTCGACATCGCGCGGGGGGATGTGGCAGATGTGGCCGAGGAGTCCGAGGTACTGATCTCGGACGACGCCGATGTCTGGGTCTCGGGTGTCTGCGGGCCGTTCGGCGTGGGGACTGTCGCCTCGCTCGGCGAGCTGGGCTCGGCCACCGGGCCGGGCTGGTCTTTTGGGGCCGCCACCCTCGCGGCAATGAGGGCACGCGCGTGCTCAGGGTCGGCGCAGATATCCGGCAGCTTCTCCAGGGCGCGGCCGACGTCCTCGCGGGTGATCTCGCTGTCGCCGTCCAGGACGGCGAACGCGACCTCGACGTAGTTGATGGCCTCCTGCTGGTCGAAGCGGCACACCATCTCGTCGATACCAGGGTCGAAGTCGCCCAGGCGCAGCGACGGGTTATCGCGCTTCTTCAGCACCCAGACGATGCCGCGCATCGCGTCGAGGTCATCCTCACCGAGGCTCTCCTTGATCTCGCCCCACTTCATGTCGACGGAGCGGGACACGATGGACGCCTCGGACACCTTCAGTGTCTTCACGTCGTAGTGCTCGGGCTCGCCGCCGGCGGGCGTGTAGACGATGATCACTGCTGCTCCTATTCGAGGCGGCGCCGCACGTCGTCGACGACGCGGGCCACTTCACGTTCGATGCGAGGTCGGTGCTGGCGAATGGTCTTGTCCCACCAGCCGGCGGGGGCGCTCTGCTGCGCCCAGCGGCGCTTGTTGCCGAACACGGGGTGGCGTAGCCGTCCCTCGTTGAGGCGGTTGACGACGCCCATGGGGATGTCGGGCGGCAGGCGGCCCTTGTCGACCCACACCGTCGCGCCCGGATCCCCGGAGGTACGGACCGAGATGCGTACCGCCTCGGCGATCGAGGCGCGCAACGGGCGTGTGGTCGGCGAGGGGCCGCCGCGCTTGCCGGCGGCCCGGCCGGACGACGAGATGTCCAGGGAGCGGATTGCGCTCTGCAGGTCGTCGCGCAACGGCTCCGCGGCTCGGCGGATGCGGCGCTGCATCGAGCGGCGGATGTTTTCGTGACCCGCCGCTCGAAGCCGTTGCTGCAGTGTGAGTAGCTGCCCGGTGCCCAGGATGCGGAAGTTCGAGGGCATGGACGCCTACAGCGTGATGTCCGTCGAGATGTACTCGATCTTGGGCTGGTTCGTTCCGTCGTACAGGCCGGTGAAGTTGAACGTCGGCTTCACGACGTCGAACCCGTCCGCGGTCGGCGGGCCCTCGTCGAAGCGGATCGCGGGCAGCGTGATCCGGAACGTCTCAAAGTACGTGGCCGCGATGAGCGGGCCCACGAACTCCCACACCAGGCTGATAGCCCCGTCCGAGGTGTGCAGGTCGTCGAGGATCGTGTCGACGTAGTCCGTCTCCAGCGAACCAGTGATCTTCACCTGGTCGTTGCTGATGGGTTCCTTCTTGAGTCCGGCCTGCCCGGCGTAGAACCGCTCTGTGGCCTGCGGCCGCTCGACCTTGACGCTCACCTTGCGGACCCCGTCGCGCGCCGTCTCCGTACCGAACGGACCGGTCTTGACGGCCATCTGTCCGAAGTGGAACGGCGACATGGCCGGGTAGCTCGCGGTCGCCAGGGTCTGCGCCTCGTCGCACGTCTTGCCGTCGAACTCGAACGACCCGGTGAGCATGCCGCCCACCTCACAGGCGAACTCGCCCGAGGTGACCTTGCAGCCCAGAAAGGTCTTGTCGGTCACGGCGCCCGTGGTGAGGGGCAGCCCCTTCTGGATCGTCAGGCTCTTGCCTGCGGTGTCCGCGAGCGTGTGCGTCTGCAGGTACGCCGGGCCCGCGCCCTGCTGCACCGGCGTCACGGACGTGCCCATGAGCGCCTGCAGCAGCACCCCCATGCCCTTGTTCGTGACCTCCAGATCGACGGACCCGGTCACCTCCTGGCGCGTCAGGACGCGCCGCGACGACAGGGCGAGCAGGCGCCCCGCGGCGATGCCGGCCGACTGCGCGGTGGTCTTCTTGAGGACCAAAGATTCCTTGGTGAACTCGATGAACTTGGCCGGCGCAACGAACGTGCCGTAGGTCGTCTCGGCCGAGATGCCGAGCTGGGCGCCGAGCCCGGATCCGATCGCCATGGATCAGCCCTCCTTCTGCAGCGACTTCGCCGCGCTCTTCGTGGGCTTGGCGCCCGGATCCTCGACGGCCTCCCACGTCTGCGGCTGGCAGACGTAGCCGTCGAACCTGTCGTCCGGAACCTCGATCACCTGGTCCGGCTCGACGCTCTTGTCGCCGAGCTCGGGCACGGTCACCGGCTCCGGGCCAATGAGACGCACACGCGCCATGGGGAAACTCCTTGGGTCAGATACGGGCACGGCAGGTGACCGCGAACGCGACGCCCGCAAGGGCGCCCTCAGACTGGGCCTGCGTCAGGTTGCCGGTGGTCAGATGCGCCCACAGGACGGCGCCGCCCAGGGTCGGCGCGGTGGGCGCGGCGTTGGTCGCACGCAGCGCTTCCTCGACGGCGCCGACCAGCTCGAACGCTTTCGAGCGGCGCACGGCCATGTCCTTGTCGCCGCTGCGGGATTCGGCGTAACAGCTGATCTCGAACTCCTCGTCACGGGTGCGGGCTCCCGCGCCGTTGAAGTCCTGAGTGAGAGCGACGGCCGCCTCCCCGCCGGGCTGCCAGCCGACGTGAATGCGGTCCCGGTCGGTGAGGTTCACCGACTCGGGGCCGTCCACGATGCGTACCTCGGCCAGGGCGGGCGCGGCCCGCAGGATCGCGAGCAGCGCATCGACGGCGGCCGGTACTCGGGAGGTGAGCATCACGCCACCCCCGGCGGAGCCTTGAAGGATTCGAGCAGCTGCAAGACCCGGTTGGGCACGGCGTACCCGAACCCGGGAACGGGCTCGGTCACGCTGAAGTCGTCGCCGCCGCCGATGCTGCCCATTCCCCGCGACGCCCCGTACTGGGTGCGCCACAGGTGCTGAAGCAGGATGAGCGCGGCGAGGCGGACGGTGGGTGGCACGGTGCCGCGTCCGGCGGTGTAGGCGGCCGTCCACGGCCCGCCGTAGAACGTGCTGCCGTCCACGCGCCGGATGACGCCGTGGTCGGTGTCGACGACGACGTCCCCTGTCGCCAGGGGCAGGCCGCCCGCCAGTACCGGCGTGAGCGACGTCAGCGACACGACGGGCACCTGCGTCAGGCACAGGGTGGTGCCGCGGCCGCTCACCGTCTCAGTGACCGTCCGGTTCTCCACCGGGCCGATGTACCGCTCGATGACCGCGGGCAGCGCGTCGATGTACGCCTGCAGCTCGATGTCGTGGCTGTTGCTGTCGATGTCGAGCTGGGCCTTGGCGTCGGCCAGGGTGAGCAGAGCCACGACGACTCCCTTCGCTCAGGCCGTCTCGCGCGCAGCGGGGACCGCACGCTCCAGGGAGGCGCCGAGTCGCAGGAGTTCGGCCGCGACTTCCTCGGCTCGGTCATCGCGGCCGTAGCGGACGTAGCCCGCGCGCTCGCGATGCAGCGCCTCGATGTGGGCCTCCTCGCCCGGCGACCGGGGAGGTGCCTGTTCGGCGGGTGCGTCCTCGCCCGGCTCGTCTGCCGGCGGGGTCTGCTCCTCGGGTTCCGCGGGGGCCGGAGCCGGCTGGGTCTTGCGTGCAGCCACTGGTCTCTCCTGTCAGCAGTGGGCGCCGGGCAGCTGCTGTTGCCCGGCGCCGTGCGGGTCAGAACGTCGGGGTGATCAGGCCGGTACCGGCGATCACACTGATGGACTTCGGGTAGCGCTCGCTGTGGAGAGCGGCGTAGTTGAAGAACCGCAGCAGCACAGACAGCTGGTCGGCCTTCGTCTCGCGGAACGCCTCGGCCTGCGGCGAGCCCTCAAAGAGGATGATGTCGTCGGCGCGGAGGATGATGATCCGGTCCTCGTTGGTGCCCGCTCCGAGGTTGGTCGGGATGTTCGGGTCGACGAACACGGGCAGGCCCTGCAGCGTGCCGACGAATCCCTCGGACACGACGTCGCCCATGGCGGCCAGCATGTTCTGCGGCATGTTCGCCACCGGCACCACGAGCGGCCGCCCGGCGGTGTCGACCTGCGCGGTGTGCCACGCCCAGCGGCGCGGGTGCATGAGGACCGTGTCGGCCGGCATGAACCGCCCGGTGTGGATCTGCTGGATACCGTCGGCGACCTTCGGGTACAGCTCGCCCACAGTCGGCGTCGCGTCCGTGTACGTCACAGCGTTGAGGCCCGAGACGTTGAGCAGGCCGCGCTTGCCCGCCGCGTTGTTGTTCAGGACGAACGTGTCGAGCTTGACCGCGTAGTCGGCGGCCAGGTCGGCGAGCAGGATCGCGTCGAGATTGATCGGCGACTGGTCGAGAGCCTGCTGCGAAATGACCTGCTGGCCCGCGAGGGTGGCCACGTTCGCGGTGACGCTGGTCGACGTGGCGTCGGTGTTCTGCACCGCGGTGTTCTGCGTGGCCTGCTCCGCCGTAGCAGTGCCGGACGCGACCTTGGGCAGGTTGATGCTGTCCGTGCCGGACGGCAGGGGCTGCGGGCGGACGCGGTCGGCGGCGACGCGGCCGGCGCGGGCGAGCGCCACGTACTCGTTGACCATCCACAGCGGCGGCACGAACTCGCCGACGCTGCCGTCGGTCGTGGTCAGCGCGCGCTTCTCGATGACCTCGCGGTCGTTGCGCGCCAGGCGCTCCACGGCCTCGCGGTTGCCGTTGACCTGCGCGCGGAACAGGTCGCGGAAGTACGAGGTCTGCCCGCCCTTGCGGTAGGTCTCCGGCTCAGACACGACGGTGACGCGCTCGCGCCGCTCGCCGGCCTGGCCGTGCTCGGCGAGGACCTCGGCGGCGCGCTGCTCGCGCTGCTCGTCCCCCTCCAGATCCTTGATCTTCGCGGACAGTTCCTCGATCTCGGTGTCCTTGGCCTTGACCGCGTCGCGCTTCTCGTTGAACCGGGTCATCTCCTCCTCGGAGAGATTGCGGTTCTCAGCCGTGGGCGCGGTCAGGACGGAGTCCATCTCGGTCTTCAGCGCGGCCCGGGCTTCGAGCGCGGCGGTCATCTGCTTACGCAGGTAGGCGAGCATGGCTCGCTCCCTTCATGAGTGTTGGGTTGGGTCGCGCCCGCGGAACCGTCCGGGTGGTGGTCCAGGTGGTGACGCTCTCGGGCGTGCCGACGAGCGCTCCGGCGTGGACTCCGGCGCGTCAGGTGGTGCAGGCGGAAACGGCTACAGGGCCAGTGCGGCAGCCTGTGCCTGGTACAGGGACAGCGGGTGCAGGTCCGCCGCGGGGGCGGGCTGTAGGCGCCGCTGCAGGCGCTCGTACAGCGCCCGCGCGTCCGCCTCGTCGAGGCGGTCGAAGTCGGCCGCGCGCATGGCGCCGACCGACGTGGCAGGGTTCGCACCGAAGTTGACGACAGACACGTCGCCGCGGTGCAGGTCGACTTCGAGGATGTCGCGCTGGTCGTAGTCGGGTGACCACTGCTGGCGGGTCACGCGGAACGCAAAGCTCATCTCGTCGACGCTGCCCTCGTCGAGAGCGGCGAGCATGTCGCCGACGTCCGAGCGCTTGGTGTTCACGTCGGCCTCCATGTGCAGGCCCGTCGTGTCCTCGGACAGGCGCAGGCTGCCGGCCTTGGTGTACGCCATCGCCAGGCCGCCATGGTTGAGCAGCAGCTGAACCTGCGGGTTCTCGGCGAGGGTCTTGGCGAACGCACCGGTGCGCACGACCTCGGAGTACGGGCCGAGCCAGTCCCACATCTCGAACGGGGCCTCGGTCACCGAGGCGTATCCCTCGACAGTGGACACTCCGCTCACGCCCTTCTTGGCGCGGACTTCGAGCTGCACGGGGTACGCGCGACGCTCGGTACCGGACGACTTCGCCCGATCACTCTTGACGCTCACAGCGTCCCCTTTCACTGGCCGGTCTCTTCTGGCTTCGCGGTGGCGAGCGGCAGCTGCTTGTCGCCGCCGGGCAGCGGCGCCATGTCCTCGATGTCGCGCGCCTCGTTCGGCACCATGAACTGATTGCGCAGCGCGATGGCATGGGCCTTGTACCGAGTCAGCAGGTCCGTGCGCGCCAGGGCAGAGCGGTTGAACTTCACGTACTGGCCGGCAGGCAGCAGCCCCGTGAACATGCGCTCCGTGCGCACGAGCCACCGGTCGAGCGCGTAGGTCAGCAGGTCGAGTGAGCGCTGCTCGACGTTCGCGTAGGTCATGCTGCCGCCGGTCTCATAGCCGAGGATCTCGGGCATGCCCGGCCCGTACACGCGGGCGCACTCGGCCGCGGTGTACTTCTGCGTCTCCAGGAACTGCGACTCTTCCGGGGCCACCTGGATCTGCTGGTACTTCCAGCCCTGTCCCAGGACGACCGGTTCGCGGGTGCCGCGCAGCGCGGACATGAACCGTTCCTTCGCCGTCTGCGCCTGCTTCGCGTCCAGCGCCTGCTCGTTGGTCAGCAGCCCCGAAGGGTGCGCGCCGTCCTCGAACCACTGGATCCCGAAGCGGGTCGCCGCGATACCGAGGCCGATCGTCTGCGCGTGATGGGCAACCGGCGACAGGCCGAGCAGACGGCCAGGGATCGAGTAGGCGCGCTGGTGCCACATGTCCGCCGGCTCGTCGACCAGCTCGCCGCACACGCGCCAACGGGGCAGGCCGTCCTTGGGGTCGCGCCAGCCCTGCACCTCGTCGGGGTGGTAGAGCACGATCTGTGTCGGGTTGCCGAGCCGGTCGCGGTCCGCGGTCTTCCCGTAGGTGTTGCCGCGCAGCAAGATCGACATCATGTACTGATAC